CCCGGACGGCGACTTCAACCGCCTGAAGGACTTCGACGACCGCGTCGATGTCATTCCGGTCTCGGACCCCAACGCGGCCACCATGGCTCAGCGTGTGATGCAGTATCAAGCCGCACTGCAGATGTCTCAGCAGGCACCACAGCTCTACGACATGGGCAAGCTGCACCGGAACATGCTGGAGGTGCTTGGCATCCAAGACGCAGCCGACATCATCAAGCTCCCGGGTGACATCAAGCCGAAGGACCCTGTGAGCGAGAACATGGCGATCCTCAAGCAGGAGCCAGTGAGGGCGTTCCTGTACCAAGACCACGAGGCTCACATCCAGACCCACATGGCCGCGATGCAAGACCCCAAGATTCAGCAGATGGTTGGCCAGTCGCCTTTTGCCTCAGCGATCCAGTCCGCGATGGCGGCTCACATCACAGAGCATGTGGCGATGCAGTACCGCAAGGAGATCGAGAAGCGTCTCGGTGTCGAGTTGCCGCCTGAGGACGCGCCGCTTCCAGAAGACGTCGAGGTCGAGCTGTCCAAGCTTGTTGCTGCCGCGGCTGGCAAGTTGCTCCAGCAGAATCAAGCTGAGGCTCAGCAGGCAGAGGCGCAGAAGCAGGCTCAGGACCCGCTCACCCAGATGCAGCAGAAGGAGCTGCAGATCAAAGAGGCTGAGGTCATGGGCAAGCTTGAGATCGAGCGAGCGAAGCTTGAGCTTGATGTTGCGCGGATGGAGGGCAACATCGACGTCCAGCGCGAGCGCATCCGTTCTGAGGACCGTCGTGAGGGTGCCCGCATTGGGGTCCGGGTCGCGTCTCAGATTGAGGACGCCAAGCGGCAGGACAAGAACGAGGGCATTCGCCTCGGCATCGATATTGCCAAGCAGCTCACCACCACTCCCGGCGGGGGTCAGTGATGGACGGAGACTTCGTCGAAATCCTGCTGTACCGCACCGGGGAGCAAAAGCGTTCAATTGAACTTTTTCTCGCTGGCGGTGGTGCAAAGTCCTACGAGGACTATTGCCGCGCCGTCGGTGAGTACTCCGCCCTTCAGAAGGTGGAGGACGATATCAAGGACGTCGAGAAGAGGTTCCTTGAAACGTGATGTGAAATGATCTAGCGTGTCGTTGTCGGGCTGAGCAGCAGGCTACGGTGGGCCTTAAAACCACTGCTGGAGAAGAAATGTATACCGACAAGACAGAGGCTGGCGACGATGTTCGCGCCAAGCTACCAGAGCCAAAGGGCTATCGCATTCTCATTGCGATTCCCGAGGTCAGCCAAAAGACCGAAGGTGGGGTCTTCATCCCCGATGAGCGCCGGAACGCAGAGGAGACTGCGTCTCTGGTTGGATATGTTCTGAAGGTTGGCAGCGAGGCTTATGCCGACGCCAACAGATTCCCCACTGGCCCTTGGTGCAAAGAGGGCGACTTCGTCATCTTCCGCTCTTACTCAGGCACCCGCTTCAAGGTGATGGGCAAGGAGTTCCGTCTCATCAATGATGACACCGTAGAGGCTGTCGTCGAAGACCCACGGGGGTACAGCCGCGCATGAATACCCAACCGAACCAGATCGAAGAAGAAGACGACTTTGAGGTCGAGATCATCGACGATACGCCGGAGCCTGATCGCGACAAGGCTCGACGCCCCGATGGCGCTGAGCCCGACGTCCCGGAAGACGACGAGATCGCCTCGTACTCCGAGTCCGTGCAGAAGCGCATCAAGAAGCTGAAGTACGAGTTCCACGAGGAACGTCGTGCCAAGGAGGAGGCGTCACGTCTCCGTGAGGAAGCTGTTGCCTTCGCCCAGCGCGAATACGAAGAGAAGCTCAAGCTCCAGCGCATGCTGCAGGAGGGTGAGGGAGTTCTCGTCAATCAGGCTAAGCAGCGCTTGTCGATGCAGCTTGAGAAGGTCAAAGCCGAGTTCAAGGCCGCGTATGAGCTTGGGGACGCTGATGCTATGGCGGATGCTCAGGCCAAGATGTCTGAGCTAAAGAACGAGGAGTATCGGATCAACTCCTACAAGCCTCCGCAGCGGCAGCAGCCTCAGGCACAGGCACCCATCCCTCAGCCCCAGAAGCCTGCCGTCCAGCCCCCAAGCGGCAAGGCGCAGGAGTGGGCTCAGAAGAATCCGTGGTTCATGACTCAGGGCAATGAGGACATCACTGCCCTTGCCATGGGCGTCCATGAGAAGCTGGTTCGCTCCGGAGTTGCGCCAGACACGGATCAGTATTATTCTCAGATTGATGGTGCGGTTCGCCGTGCCTTCCCAGAACGGTTTGCCGACGCCTCAGAAGAGGTGAAGCCACAGCGGCGGCAGACTGGCAACGTGGTGGCCCCAGCCGGACGTACATCCGGCCAAACACCACGCAAGGTGGCGCTCACCTCCACTCAGGTCGCACTCGCCAAGCGACTTGGGCTGAGCCCTCAACAATACGCGGCGCAACTCTTGAAGGATGCCTCCAATGACTGAACGTACACCCCGCACGCTTACCACTCGTGAAGGCGGAGAACGTCGCAAAGGATGGCAACGCCAATCTCTCCTCCCGACCCCCGAGCCCCGTGACGGCCTTAAATTCCGTTGGGTTCGCACCTCCACACTGGGCAACGAGGACAACAAGAATGTCTCTAGCCGCTTCCGCGAGGGCTACACCCCTTGCTTGGCAAAGGACTTCCCCGAGCTGCACATCATGTCCGACCACAATTCTCGGTTCCCTGAAAACCTAGAGGTCGGCGGACTCCTCCTGTGCAGTATCCCCGTAGAGCTCGCAGAGGAGCGTACCGACGGGCAGCTTCATCAGGCCAAGGCCCAGATGGATGCCGTCGATAACAGCTACCTCCGTGAGAGCGATCCCCGAATGCCCGTGCTTCGGCCCGAGCGTTCAACAAAAACCACATTCGGCAGGGGATAACCCTCCGATCACTGAAGGAGAGAACCAATGGGTTCCGTTAATGCACCCTTCGGTCTGCGTGTGACTGGCCGTCTCGACAATGGCTCGCTGGAGGTTTTCCGCCAGTACCCCATCGCCTCGGGCCTCGCCGTCAACATCGCCGCCGGAGACATCGTCAACCTCGTTGACAATGGCACCTCGACCACGATCACCAAGCAGACCGGAACGGGCGACACCTCGACCGATATCGCGATGCTCGGCGTGTTCATGGGCTGCTCGTACACCGATCCATCGACTGGCCAGCTGACTTTCAGCAACATGTGGCCGACGGGGACCGTTGCCTCGGACGCTCTGGCGTTCGTCGTTGACGATCCGCAGGCGCTGTACGTCGTGCAGGCTGACGAGGCTATCACCAACTCGCTGGACATCTACGGCAAGAACGCCGCGATTGTGCAGGGTGCGGTGAACACCACGTTCAAAGCCTCGCGAGTGGCACTCGATGCGTCCACCATCGGCACGGACGCCAACCTCCCGCTGCGAATCATCGACTATGTCGGTGGCCCCCGTGGTGGCGAAGCTGGCACCACCTACCCGCTGCTGGTCGTCAAACTCAACTACACGCAGCTGACCGCTGCTGTTGGCGTCTAAGGAGGGCTGACACATGGCTATTTCACGCGCACAGGCCCTTAAAGAACTCCTGCCGGGGCTGAACGCCCTCTTCGGCTTGGAGTACGGCAAGTACGAAAACGAGCACGCTGAGATTTACGAGACTGAAACCTCGGAGCGTTCGTTCGAAGAGGAAGTGAAGCTGTCGGGCTTCGGGGCTGCCCCCGTCAAGCCGGAAGGCTCCGCGATCACCTACGACAACGCGCAGGAATCGTTCACTGCTCGCTACAACCACGAGACCGTGGCGATGGGCTTCTCCATCACCGAGGAGGCCATGGAGGACAACCTCTATGATTCCCTGTCGGCTCGCTACACCAAGGCGCTGGCTCGCGCCATGGCGTACACCAAGCAAGTGAAGGCTGCTTCGCTGCTGAACACGGGCTTCACCACCTTCACCTCTGGTGACGGCGTGACCCTGTTCAACACCGCGCACCCGACGGTTGCTGGCGGCACCAACTCCAACCGCCCGTCGGTTGACGTTGACTTGAACGAGACTGCCCTCGAGCAGGCTGTGATCGACATCGCTGCGTACAAAGACGAACGCGGCTTGCTGATCGCCGCTCGCCCGCGCAAGCTGATCGTTCCGCCGTCGTTGATGTTCGTTGCAACTCGTCTGCTGCAGACCGAGCTGCGTGTCGGCACCGCTGACAACGATCTCAACGCCCTGAAGTCGAACGGCTCCATCCCGGAAGGCTACCGCGTCAACCACTACCTGACCGACGCCGACTCGTGGTACATCACCACGGACATCCCGAACGGCATGAAGCACTTCGTGCGTACCGCGATGTCCACGTCTATGGACGGAGATTTTGATACCGGAAATGTGCGTTACAAGGCTCGTGAACGCTACTCCTTCGGTGTCAGCGATCCTCTGGGCATGTATGGGTGCCCGGGCGCTTGAGTAATATCAAGCACTTAGCATAGTTAAGGCCCGCTCCGGCGGGCCTTTTCTTTTGCGCTTGACCGCGGCCAATGCGCCGTCTACGTTACCTGTATCAAAACCATAGGTAGCGCAGATGGAGTATCCAAAGACCCGCAAGGAAGCCAAGGCCCTTGGCACGACACACTACTTCACGGGGGAGCCATGTGTGCGCGGTCACGTTGCGCCACGCAAAACCAAAGGTGCCTGCGTTGAGTGCGTGAGGGAGGGCTGGACCGCGGATAATGAGCGTCGAAAATCTCGGCCTAAATCCGACGCCTCCAAGGCCGCAGGTCGTCGATACTACGAGAAGAACAGGGACCTTGTTATATCCCGCGCTGCCAGTAGGTCTGCGGAAGTGTCTCGAGAGTACAGGCGCGTTTGGAAGCAAAACAACCCGGAGCACACGCAAGTATCGGTCAATGTCAGGCGTCGTCGGCTGCGGGACGCATCTCCCTCGTGGCTAACCCAAGCCCATAAGTTTCAGATTCGAGAGATGTACCTTGCTGCCCGAAGGCTCACCCGCGACACCGGGATCAAGCATGTCGTTGACCACATCGTCCCCTTACGCTCCGACGAGGTCTGCGGCCTCCATGTGCCATGGAACCTGCAAATCCTCACCCACATCGAGAACAGCGTGAAGGGCAACAGGCTATAGGTGGCGTCCACCAAAAGTTCATTGGAACTTTTTGCCCCATGATGTACAATTCTCTCAGGGTAACATCAGCCACGCAGACAGGACGCCCAACCTGACGATGCACAGACTGCGCGGCGAATCCTTGTGCAAGGGGTACTACCATGGCTTCGACCACCTTCTCCGGTCCCGTGACCTCGACCAACGGCTTTGTTGGCTCCATCACTGGCGACGTGACCGTTACCAGCTTCATCGCCCTCACCGCCCAGACCACGGCTTCTCTGCCAGCGGCTGCCGCAGCCAACGCAGGCCACGTTCGTCTGGTCAGCGACAACGGTGCTGGCAACAACGAGTTCTGCCTCGTGATCTCGACTGGCTCTGCTTGGGTCACTGCTGTCGGCGCAGCCCTCAGCTAATAGGAGGCCCGCATGGCCGACGAATATGACGTAAGTTCTAAACGCCTGACGGGCACAGGTGCGGCTGCGATTGGCCGCGCTCGCATCCGTCAGGTTGTGGCGACCTTCTCCGGCGCAGGCCGGATCACGATGACATCCGGTGACGGCGGGGCGACCAAGATCGACTTGGACTTCGCTGCCGCAGGCACATACGACATCTTCATTCCGGGGACGGGGGTTCTGTTCGACGCGGACCCATATGTGGCAACCGCCACAAACCTCACCGCAATGACGATCTTCTGGTCGTAAGGAGAACAGAATGGCTCGGGAGCTTTCATCCATCTCTCGGTTCGGACTCACCGAGCCATTCGAGCTTCAGGTTGGCCGAGGCCAGATTGCTGGGCACAGCGTCGTGCATGTCTTCGGGCACAACCCAGATGTGGACACCACCGAAGTGACGATTTGGCCAGCCCTTGGACTTTTGGTCCACCCTGCCGCCCCAACGATCATGACGATCAGCTCCTCGAGCGCCAGCGACACGTCTGCTGGGACCGGGGCTCGCACAGTCTATATCCTCGGCATCAATGGCACGGGCGGATATGTCTCTGAGACCGTCACCCTAAACGGCCAGACGGCAGTCAACACTGTCCATGAGTACGACGCCATTGAGACCATGAGCGTGACATCTGTGGGCTCTGGCGGCGTGAACGCAGGAATCATCTATGCTGGCACCGGGACGGTCACTGCGGGCGTTCCTGCGGTCCCGTACAGCGCGATTGGTATCGGGGACAACCTGTCTCTCGTTGGGCACTGGACCTGCCCTGCCGGGTACACTGGATACCTTGTGAGCGGAAGCATCACCAGCGGCACGTCAAACGCAAACCAGTACATCACCGCCCGCCTAAAGCTTCGCGCTCAGGACAACATCGTCCGCACTGCCGCGATCACCACGCTTCACGACGGAACGGCGGATTACGACTTCTCGTACCCCATCAAGATTCAGGCGGGGGAGTGCATCACCGCCACCGCCAAGGGTTCGGGCAGCAACAACGATGTCTCGTCGTACTTCCAGATCATTCTTGTGAGGGATGCCACCTAATGGCCAAGTCACCAGCATGGACCCGCAAGGCCGGGAAGGACCCAAAAGGGGGCCTCAATGCCAAGGGTAGGGCGTCAGCCAAGGCTCAGGGCATGAACCTCAAGCCTCCGGCACCGAACCCCAAGACCAAGAAGGACGCAGCACGGCGCAAGTCGTTCTGCGCCCGTATGGGCGGCATGCCCGGTCCAATGAAGGATGAAAAAGGTAAACCCACACGCAAGGCGCTCTCGCTGCGCGCTTGGAACTGCTGAGGAGGCACCCATGAAGGGCAAGACCACAACCACCCGTAACCCCAAGACCGTAAACAAGGCCGGGACGAAGACCACGACGAAGACCGCCGATGGTGGTCAGCAGTATGTGCGCGACACCAAGAAGCCGTTCTCGGCCTCTGATCAGTATGGTGAATCCGCCATGGGGCGCAGACCTAAGACGCTGAACCCGAAGGTTGCGGAGGGATTGGGCCGCGCAAGCGGGTACGCCATTAATCCAAAGTCCAGCAAGCTTGCGTCAGGTCTGGGGAAGATTGAGCGCGAGCATGCCGAGAAGATGAACCAGACGACCCGTGATTACGGCAACAAGAAGGGTCGGCGCTGACATGCCTCTGACCGCCAAGGGCAAGAAGATCAAGGCCGCGATGGCCAAGCAGTACGGCAAGGAGAAGGGCGAACGCGTCTTCTATGCCGCTGAGAACAAGGGCTCTATCAAGGGTGTAGCCAAGAAGGAGAAGAAGAAATGATGGGACGTATGAACATGGGCAAAGAGATCGCCACCGCTCCGGCTTCTCGCGCCGCTGGCATGCCCGGTGCAGAGCGCCGCATGGCGATGCAGAACATGGAGAAGCCCGTTGTTCGCATGGGCAAGGGCGGCAAGGTGGGCCGTGGTGACGGCTGCTGCATGAAGGGCAAGACCAAGGGGAAGATGTACTGATGGCCAAGAAGACCACTCCCAAGGTCGAGGCTCAGGTCGATACCTCCGCTGTAGAGGCTTCGGCTGAGTTCTCCCCATGCGCCCAGTGTGGCAACCCGGGTGATTGCGCTCGCGCATCCAAGTGCGTCCGGGGGTTCAAGTAGCCATGGGTCGTACCAACGAGAAGCTGTGGGAGCAGTCCAAGGCGCAAGCCAAGGCCAAGATGGGTGGCAAGCACTCGGCTCGTGCAATGCAGCTCGCTGGTAAAATCTACAAAGAGAAGGGCGGCGGTTACTCTGGCGAGAAGACTGCCGCCCAGAAGTCCTTGTCGAAGTGGGGCAAGGAGGACTGGGGCACCAAGAGCGGCAAGCCGTCCGGTGAGACCGGAGAGCGGTACCTGCCCAAAAAGGCCCGTGACGCCCTGAGCCCTTCGGAGTATGCTGCCACCACCCGCGCCAAGCGCGAGGGCACCGCCAAGGGCAAGCAGTTCGTGGCACAGCCGAAACGCATCGCGAAGAAGACCGCGAAATTCAGGGACTAAACCATGGCCGTCATCGTACCTGATCTGCCGGAGCTCTTTGAGGAAGCCTTCGAGAGGGCTGGCCTCGAGATGAAATCAGGGTACGACCTGAAGACTGCACGTCGCAGCCTCAATATCATGACGCTGGAGTGGGCGAACCGCGGTCTCAACCTCTTCACCATCGAGTCCGGGACGCAGGTTCTGACGCCCGGTACGGCGCACTACACCATGCCGACGGGCACCATTGACCTGATCGAGCACCAGCTTCGCACCGGGACCGGAGCGAACCAGACCGACACGTTCCTTGAGCGCATCTCGGTGTCTACCTATGCCCAGCAGACCAATAAGCTGATCACTGGCAGGCCGACTCAAATCTTCGTGCAGCGCCTCTCCACGTCCACGCAGGTGACGCTGTGGCCCGTGCCTGACGCGACCATGCCGTACACGCTGTTCTACTACCGCCTGAAGGGCATTGACGGTCTCGCCTCGGGCATCGGTGCAGACACCACGATGGTGCCACCACGCTTCGTCCCCGCGCTTGTAGCTGGCCTTGCATACTACATCGCCGCCAAGAAGCCTGCGTCTCAGGGCATGATGCCCGCACTCAAGCAGGAGTATGAGGAGCAGTTCGCCCTCGCGGCTGATGAGGATCGCGACCGTGGATCGGTGTCGTTCGTGCCAATGAGCCCGTGGAGCTACTGATGGCTTATGCAAAGGGCAGCAAGGCGTTTGGGTTCTGCGACAGGACTGGTCGCAGGTATCCCCTGAGCGACCTCGTCTATGAGTACCAGAGCGGACAGCGCACGGGCTTCCGTGTTGGTCGTGACGTGCGTGACCCCGATCAGCCCCAGAATTTCCTTGGGAAGGTGAAGGTCAACGACCCTCAGTCCTTGTTTGACCCCCGCCCTGACACTGCCATTCTGGAGTCGAATGCGCTGTGGGGCTGGAACCCCATTTGGAATCCCGCTCAGTACATGATATCGTCTGTCGGGAACGTCACCGTAACCACCACGGATGGAGAATAGCATGAAGGCCCCAATGAAGTCGCCGCGCCCCAAGGCTCGCCCTGAGAGCAAGATGGCACCAAAGTCCAGCATGCGTCCTCGCACCCGCAGCGACAAGGAGTTTGATGACGAGGCTGATGCTGCGGCTGATCGCGCCATGAAGCACTCGCAGCCTCCGACACTCGTGTACAAGGCCGCTGGTGGTAAGGTTAAGAAGATGGCCATGGGTGGCATGTGCCGTGGCATGGGGGCCGCCAAGAAGGGCGGAAGCTACAGCAAGGACGGCTGATAGATGAACTACGCGGAGCTCACTCAGGCGCTACAGGACTACTTGGAGACCTCGGAGACGAGCTTTGTCTCCAACATTCCTAATTTTGTACGTCAGGCGGAGCAGCGCATCTATCGCTCCGTGCAAATCCCCGAGCTCCGCAAGAACGCCACTGCAGCCACGACGGCGGGAAACCAGTACCTTGCCCGTCCATCTGACTTCCTGTCGGTGTTCTCCTTGGCTGTCGTCGATGGCTCCGGGAACTACAGCTACCTCTACGACAAGGATGTCAACTTCATCCGAGAGGCGTATCCGGGTCCATCCACACAAGGCCTGCCGAAGTACTACGCGCAATTTGACGGAGATCAGGTCGGAACCGAGGGCAACTTCATCCTAGGACCGACCCCAAGCTCGGCCTACACCGTCGAGCTGCACTATTACTATGACCCGCCGTCCATTGTGGTGACAAACACATCGTGGCTTGGCACCAACGCCGAGGCAGCTCTTCTCTACGGCTCTTTGGTGGAGGGATACACCTACCTCAAGGGTGACGCTGATATGCTGCAGCTCTATATGGACCGCTATGTAGAGGCCATGGGCCAGCTGTTTGGCGTCGATGTTCGCTCCAAGCGTGACGACTATCGCGATGGCACCATGTCAGGGATCACCAGCTGATGTTTGTTGCATCGTCAGTGCCGGGAATCGTCAATGTAGTGACGTCCTCTGGCGGTGGGCACACCCCGGAGCAGGTCGCGCAGCTGTGCGTGGATCGCCTAATCAGCGTCTCGAGCAGTGCACCTCCAGAGATCGCCATGCAGGCCCGAGCCTTCAAGGAGCAAATGCTGGCGGTCGTCCTGCATTATGTTATGATGGCGGCAAGAGAGGACCGCGAGTCGGTCATAGCGAAACTCGAGCAGGTCGGTGCGGCTGACGTGGCTCAGCAGATCAGGAGACTGTGACATGGCATTCACCGGAAACTACATGTGCACTTCGTTCAAGGACCAAATCCTTGAGGGTGTGCATGACTTCCGCGCCTCGGGCGGCGACACCTTCAAGATCGCCCTTTACTCAAGCGCAGCGACTCTTGATGCGACCACCACAGCGTACACCTCGAGCAACGAGGTTGCCAACTCTGGCACCTACTCGGCTGGTGGCGGCACCCTGACCAACGTCACCCCGACAACGTCGGGCACCACGGCCTTCACCGACTTTGACGACATCTCGTTCACGTCGGCCACCATCAACGCCCGTGGCGCGCTGATCTACAACACGACCCCGACCCACACCTACACCAACCCATCGGTGGCGGTGCTGGATTTCGGCGGCGACAAGATTTCGACCAGCGGTACGTTCACCATCCAGTTCCCCGCGGCTGACGCCTCCAACGCCATCATTCGCATCGCATAAGGGGCTGCCATGGCTCTCGTAGTAGCTGATCGTGTACAAGAGACCACGAGCACCACGGGCACGTCCGACTATGTCCTGATTGGCGCTGCAACTGGTTACCAGTCCTTCGGGGCTGTGATGTCCAATGCCGACACGACCTACTACGCGATCACCAATGACACCGACTGGGAGGTCGGTATTGGCACCTACTCGACCACTGGCCCCACCCTAGCCCGCACGACCATCCTCGCGTCGAGCAGCGGTGGTTCTGCCGTCAACTGGGGCGTTGGCGTCAAGAACATCTTCATCTCCTACGCCGCCAGTAAGGCGTCGTTCCTTGACGCAAACGGAGACCTGCCTGTTGCGGATAAGATCGTCCACACGGGCGACACTGACACCGCCATCCGGTTCCCTGCGGCCAACACGATGTCCGTAGAGACGGGCGGCACTGAGCGCTTCAAGGTCGAGAACAGCACCATCACGACGACGGTGCCGATTGTGCTTCCAGCCGATCCGACGTTGCCCCTGCAGGCGGCGACCAAGGAGTATGTGGACACCATCGCCTCGGCAGGCATCCACTACCACGCCCCCGTGCGGGTCGAGTCTCCGATCAACCTGAATGCCACCTACAACAACGGCACCTCTGGCGTTGGGGCCACCCTGACCAACGCAGGGACGCAGGTCGCCCTTGTCATCGACGGCGTGACGGTCGCTACTAACGACCGTGTGCTGGTGTACCAGCAGACCGACCAGACCCAGAACGGCGTCTACACGGTCACCAATACGGGCTCCGTCAGCACCAATTGGGTCCTGACGCGCTCCACCGATACCGACAGCTACGGCCCAAGCGACCCTGACGCCCTCGGCGCAGGCGATGCGTTCTTTGTCCAGCAGGGCGCTACGGGTGCTGGTGAGCTTTACGTCTGCAACACCGAGGGTACGATCACCTTCGGGACGACGAACATCACGTTCACCCAGATCGCTTCCACCGCTGTGTACACGGCTGGCAGCGGCCTCGCTCTCACTGGCACGGTCTTCTCGAACACTGCACAGGATCAGGTCGTCACGCTTACCCAAGGCGGGGCCACGACGATCACGGGGACGTACCCGAACTTCACGATCACCTCGACCGACACGACCTACACGGCAGGTGGCGGCATTGGCCTTGCGGGCACGACCTTCTCTGTGGCCGCAGGCAGCGGCCTGACGCAGGACACGGACGGCCTCTCACACGCTGACACCTCATCTCAGACCAGCGTGGACAACACTGGGGCTGTGTTCATTCAGGACGTCAGCCTTGACGGCTTTGGGCATGTCACGAGCCTTGCCTCAACCACCATCACGCCCGTGCTGATCGGGGCCGCTCCAGCCGACTCTCCGGTGTTCACTGGCGTTGCCTCGTTCCCCGACGGCTCTGCCGCCGCGCCATCCATCACCAACACTGGAGACACAAATACAGGGATATTCTTCCCGGCTGCCGACACCATCGCATTCTCCGAGGGCGGCACGGAGGCCATGCGGATCACCTCCACGGGCTTTGTGGGGATTGGAACGTCCACCCCCTCTGAGAGACTGGATGTGGCGGGAAGTATCCAAGCAACGGTCAACGGGACATCCTCTGTCCTCGCGGTGTCGGGCACCGCGACTGACTACTCTTGGCTTCGCCTTCGGCAGACGGCCACGGAGAGCCGCATCGAGAGCAATGTCGTTGGAACTGGGTCGTTCTCCCCGATCACGTTCTTCACTGGCGCTGCGGAGCGCGTGAGATTCACCACGACAGGCGACGTTGGCATCGGCACGGACACTCCCGCTGCAAAACTTGATGTCATCGGAGACGTCCGTCTTGAGGGAACAACTCCCGCACTCCGGTTTGCCGAAAACGATACCACCAACATAGACGGCAGAGTGCGCCTGCAGGGTGGCGACCTTCTCTTTGAGACCGTCACTGACGCCAACGTTCTGGTTCAAGAGAACATGAGGATCACCGATGCTGGCCGCGTGGGCATTGGGACGTCTTCGCCTACCACGGCGCTTGACGTCAACGGCGTGGCCAGTGCAGTGTTCTTCGAGAACCCTCAGACGATCACGGCCAGCTACACCATCGCGTCTGGCAAGAACGCCATGAGCGTTGGACCCGTAACCGTAGACGCCGGGGCGACCATCACGGTCTCCGCTGGTGCAAGATATGTGGTGATCTGATGAGCAGAATTGCACTCACCCCCAACGCCTCCGGCACCGGGACGCTGACCATCGCAGCGCCGAACACCAACACGGATCGGACGCTCACGCTCCCGGATGCGACGGGGACGATCCTCTCGTCTGCGGCCATTGCCTCTCAAGCTCAGGCTGAGGCTGGCACTGACAACACCACCGTCATGACGCCCCTACGGACCGAGGAGCACACGGTCGCTACAGATCTCGGCTGGGGTCAGACTTGGCAGCTAGTGAGCCGCTCCGTCGACGTGAGCTATCAAAACACCACAGGGCGTCCCATATTTGTGTCGTACTACACTGGAGGTACTTTTCAGGCGTCTACTGACAA